TAGAGCCATTACATACGCAGCAATGGACAAGGCAGGGCAAAAGATCATTCCTTACGTTTTAACAGAATGAAAATCCCCAAAAAAATCAGCATCGGCGGCATTGCATTCAAAGTGCAGTTCGTAAAATTCGACGCTGATGACTACGGGCGCATGGACTTCGACCAACGACTGATTCTTCTCAATCACTCGATCAAACACAACTTGCCAATGGTTGTCGAAACGCTTCGGCATGAAATGGTTCATGCGGCACTAGCGGTCGGTGGCGTTTCATTCTCTGTGGAGTATGATGAGGAAGTGATTGTAAGATGTCTCGATTCTCTATTCTTCCCAGCGTGGGACAAACTAACCAAAAAATGATGAAAACTACAAACAAGCTAATACTGGTTTTAAGCGATCTGCATGTAGGATCAACCGTGGGTTTATTCCCTGCTGATTTTATCAGCAATGAGGGCAATCTCATTGGTCAAAACCACTTTCAAAAGTGGCTTTGGAAATGCTGGATCGATATGAACGCATGGGTGGCGAAAGTTACCGATGGGCAGCCATACGACATCGTTATCAACGGAGACATCGTGGACGGCATCCACCACAAAACCTTGCAGGTCATGACACCCGATCTAGGCGACCAAGTGACGGCGGTCAAACAGATTCTCAGCGAGCTAATGGAACGCTCATCTACGATCCACATTATAAAAGGCACAGAATCGCACACGCTCAATCAGGAGATTGCAGTCGGACGCGCGCTGGGAGCCAGCAAGAACAAAGCTAATGGACAGCACGCATGGGACGTTCTCGACCTTGAAATGAACGGCAAGCTCTACAACTTCGCTCACCACATTTCAGCCACAGCTCGGACATACCTTGAGGCATCGGCGCACAGCGTCATGCTAGGCAATCTGACGCACGCACGGGCAAGAGCCAAGAAAAGAGTGCCTGACGTCATGATCCGCGCTCACCGGCACAGGCACGGCATCTGGCAGGATGGCAACCAGATCAGCGCGATTACCGGCGCATGGCAGGGGCTGACTCGCTACGGCTACAAGGTCGTGCCAGACGCGATCCCGCAGCCGAGCGCAATCATTTTTGACGCTCGGAACCAAGACAAGACCGAGCTGCCGATTGTTCACTCAAGAGTCTACACCGCAGAGTAAAATATGAAAAAGATAGGCAACGCAGAAAAACTCATGGTGCAGATGGCTGAGCTAGTCACGCCGAAGATTCGCGATGACGAGTTCACCGCCAGCGACTTCATCGAAAAATTCAAAATACCAGCAAGAACGGCGCGGCAGTTCCTGCAAGAGCAAGTTAATAAAGGCGTTCTCAAGTCGCGCAAAATCAGTCACAACGGCAAGGCAAACAATGCCTACTCGGACGCGAAAAGCAAGTAGTGAAATATCCCCCAAGTGTGCATCGTCGAGAGGCATGGGGGATCTGCTGAGATTGGAAACCCGCACCCGATCTATTTTGCATCGCTGGAACGTAGCAGTTTCAATCGGGGCGGGAATCGTTGCTAGACCCGCTTAGAGCGAATCCGTAACCTTTTCCGTGGTGGATAGGCGAGCAAAAGATACCAGTTAGCGAGCGATTGTCAACATACGCTTTACCGGTGTCATCGGACGTAAAATCGGTGTCATCGGACGTAAATCGCGCAGATTTCCCGCAGATTTCCCGATCGGGAAGTGCAGATTTCCCGCGCTGGAACCCTTGTAGAATATAGGGAAATGAAAAATCTAAAAAATAATTGCGATTTATGCTTTACACTTTGCAAGGTTTTCGACTATTCTTTGCGCGTCACCCGACACCAACTACCATTATGAAAACAATCATCTTATCAGCCTATGACAAGGCGGGACGCGAAATAAACCTGAAACGGCCCGCTTTAGACGCTGGCACTAAAATCCTAACCCCAGAGGGCTGGGAAACGCTCACAGAGCGCAAAACGCTCCACCACTCGTCAGAGTGGAACACCGCTACCCAAGCGGTGGACAAGGAGACTTGGATTGAGTCCAAGTCGGCGAAAATCCCCCAAGCGGTTTTTACCGCTTACAATCCTCCTGTCCTCTCCGCAGAGGATGCGGAGTATTTACGTCGCGCAAAAGCGCGTGACGAGGAAAACCGCACGAAAAACGCTGCATTTGCGGCGGAGCGTCGCGCTTTTAGTGACTCCATTGCAGCCGCTATTGCTAGTGGAGAGTTAACCGCTAACTGGCAATGGGTACGCGAAACAGGCACTGTGACCAATGCCCAAGGCGAGGTGGTCGCCAACATGCACCAGACATACCACGAGGTGCACTCGTCCAAAGACGCTTGGACAGTTGGCACACGCTTCCACGCAGGGGCAACTGTGACGGGTTACACATACTCGAAACCCTGACTAAAGATTTTCAGGGGCGCGACTGACCAACGCGCACAATTAACCAACACAAGAAAACGCATGAACCTGCTAAACTACCAAAAGACAGAAAATCCGAACGTCATAACCGTGGACTCCAAAACTAAAGAGGTCACGATCAAGAAGCTCAGCGGCACATACTACCGCATCGTGGCTCCTTACAATGACAGAGCGCACTGGGTCATCACATGCAGCGAGATGCACCGCGACCGCTTTGCCAGTGCCGACGACTCAACCATGGTCATCTCAACCAATCTCAGAAACCAATTACTTTCATTATGATACCAAAAAACAAACGCGGCGCGGTGACAATCGCGCTCGGACATGAAGGGCTGCTGGCATTGCGTCAGGCAGCGAAAAAAGCAAAAACTAAGCCAGCCAGCGTTGCAAAAGCACTGATTTTTTCAGGCATTGACAAAGTGCTAACTGGCGAACTCAAAATCCAAACTAAACCAACACTGACCAAATGAGCAATCAACTATACAAATTAAAGATCGACCTTCTCAAGGTCACGGGCGCACGCAAATTCCAAGCGAAAGACGGAAGCGAGCATGTCGCGATCCCTGCCAGCTCTCTATACATGGCACCGAAAGCATCATACTTAGATCTCGACATGCGCGAAAACCGAGATGGTCCTGACCAGTATGAAAACACTCACATGTTGACGATCTCACCAACTGCCGCGCAACGTGCAGCCAAGGAGCGCACGCCGATTGTAGGCAATGCCAAGACGCTGACATTTGGCACCAGCTCGGCACCTAGCACAGCACCACGGCAAGCGGCGCAAGCTCAGGATGATGATGATTTTCAAGACGTGCCCTTCTGACCTATGAACGACAATCCACCAATACTAGGCATCATTGCACTATACGCTTTCGGAGTCGCTACCGGCTTCGGAATCGCAGCACTATTTTACGCATTCGCATTCTAACTACCAAACCAAACTACCATGACAACAGAAAATACACAAATCGCCAAACCACGCACCTTGAAGGGACTACTCTCCGAGGACAACGTCAAGAACCAGTTCGCTCTTGCGCTTCCAAAGCACCTGAGCGCAGACCGCTTTGCTCGCGTTGCAATCACAGCATTGACACGCACGCCGAAGCTTCAGGAATGCACGCCCGAAAGCTTCATGCGTTGCCTGCTCGATCTGTCCGCGCTCGGCATCGAACCAGACGGCAGACGCGCACACTTGATTCCTTACGGAAAAGAATGCACGCTGATCCTAGACTACAAAGGCATCGCCGAACTGGTCATGCGCAGCGGCACGGTGACGAGCATTCACGCCGACAAGGTGTGCGAGCAAGATCAATTCGTGGTCAATCGCGGCAAGATTGAACAGCATGTCGTTGACTACAAAGGAGCGCGCGGCAATGCCTACGCTTTTTACGTCATCGTCACATTCAAGGACGGCAGCGAGAAGTGCGAGGTAATGACGCGCGATGAGGTCGAAGGAATTAGAAAACGCTCACGCGCCGGTCAGTCTGGACCGTGGGTCAGCGACTTCGATGAGATGGCGAAAAAAACCGTGTTTAGACGAGCATCGAAATGGCTGCCGCTCTCGCCTGAGATACAGGACGCGATCCGCACCGACGAAGATCGTGAGTTTGCACAAGCTCGCAACGTCACACCGACAGTGCGCGCTGAGGCAATCAATCCGTTCGCGCCGATGCTGCCAGCGATCGAAGCCACGACCGAGGAAGGAGGTGAGGCGTGAGCGAGATTGAAGATGGCGGGTCAGCGTTTCCGTCAGAGTATTACGCTGAACAAGGCATGACATTACGCGACTACTTCGCGGCGGCGGCTTTGCAGGGCTTTCTTGCAGGGCGGAACATAAATGCGTTGGATTGCAGCTTCTACACCTGCGAGAAAGCCGCGAAAAGCTGCTATGGATACGCAGACGCAATGATCGAAGCCAGAAAGGGGGATGCATGAACTACCACATCATCAACCTCGACCAAGGCACTGAGGAGTGGCTAAACGCTCGAAAGGGCAAATTGACGGCATCGCAGGCGGCTGGTATCATCACGCCAACTGGCAAGCTTGCAGCGGCATCGAAAGGGCTGATGCGCAAGCTGGCGCGGGAATGCCTCATTGACGATCCGCACGTCTTTGCTGGCAACGCAGCGACACAATGGGGGCATGACCACGAACCGATCGCTCGCTTGCTCTTTGAGGAGATCACTGGTCACGCTGTCGATACCGTTGGCATGTTGCAATCGATGTTGCACCCATGCCTCGCCTGCTCGCCTGACGGGCTGTTCATGATCGACGAAGTTGTTCACGGGCTGGAGATCAAGTGCCCGAGCGTGGACACGCATGTTGACTACCTGCTCGACGGCGAGTTGCCTGCCAAGTATCGACCGCAGGTTCACTTCTCGATGGCGATCACTGGCATCAAGACGTGGTTTTTCATGAGCTATTTCCCCGGGCTTCGACCGCTAATCCTGCCGGTGCCATGGGACGACTACACCGACAAAATCAAGGACACCGCGCTGGCATTTGCGGCAGACTACGAACAGGAAATGCCGAGAATCCTCGAAGCAATTCGGATCTGATGGGTGAAACGGAGACATTAGAAAAGCTCCGTCAATGGTGGCAAGTCGCGCCGAAAGACGAGCGGCTTGCCATCAAAATCACCGCAGCGGCGGTAAAGGTCAACGACGAACGGGACAGGGACGTAGTGCAGCGGAGAATCGACGCGCACTGGAGGAGATTTGTGAAAAAAGACTATACGAAATGAAAGAAAAAACTCCATGCCGACTTTTTGTTGGATTACATCAACCGTCAGACGCAAAGCATTTCAACGCTGCATTTGTATCGGTCAATCGTTTGCGCAATCGCAAATCAGATTTTGTAGTCGGCGACTGGATTATGGATTCTGGAGCATTCACCGAGATTGCAACGCATGGACATTACCGCGAAAGCGTTGACGGTTACGTCGAGCAAATCGAGCGATGGAGCAAATGCGGGAACATGCTCGCTGCAGTCTCTCAAGACTACATGTGCGAAGCGTGGATACTAGAGAAAACCGGACTGACCATCGCGGACCATCAACGGCTGACGATAGAGCGATACGACGCGATCCAAGCCAAGACGGATGTCTATATCATGCCCGTGCTGCAAGGCTTCGACCCCGGCGACTACGTGGCACACGTCCGCGCCTATGGCGACCGCCTCACCTATGGAATGTGGGTAGGTGTCGGATCAGTCTGCAAGCGCAACGGCGACCCCAGTGCAATATATGACGTTCTTAGCGCAATTAAGCAAGTGCGACCTGATTTACGATTGCACGGCTTCGGGCTTAAAACAACCGCACTGTCAGACGGTGGAGTTTTTGACTTGCTACACACAGCCGACAGCATGGCATGGTCTTACGCAGCTCGCAAGCAAGGACGGAATGCCAACGACTATCGCGAAGCGCAAAACTTTGAGCGGCGCATCCTCTCACAGGATCGACAAGGTAGATTTTTTTAACGGACAAACAAACAAAATGAAGCGACTATTCGACATGCAGAGCATCCCAATTATCAAGGACGCGCACTCACCAGACGGGCAAGCATTTTACGCACCGCCGAGCTTTGCCGATCTGCCAGACTGTCCGGTGTGCAAATACGGCACACCGATGGAGCGCAACGGCAGACTCACCTGCATCGATTGCGGTGCCATAGTTGGATCCACAGACAAACAAACAAAATGAACCAAAGACTAACATACGAAGAAAAAAGAATCCTACGCGATCTGAGCGCGGGGCAATCAACCGTTGACGCAATCGCATTGCGCTTCGGGCAGACGGCAAGCACGATCCAAAAAATCATGGATCGGCTGGAGAAGCACCGCATGGTGAGATCGAAAACGTTCAACAATGGAAAATTTACCGTGTATGAGCTACGATAAGCCAGACATCATAATCGGCATAGACAACGGCATCAGCGGTAGTTTGGTGGCAATCTCAGCGCACCACGGGCTAGTGATCGACAAGATACTCATGCCGACCAGACCGAGCGATAAAAGCCGAGAATGCGATGCGGCGGCAGTCTGCGAGTGGATCGAGCGATTTACTCACACCGACGACATCGCGGTCGCACTTGAAACGCCAAGCAAGCACTCGCCCGGCACTCTCGCTCTCTGCTCGATGTGGGACTGCTACGGAGCCATCCGAGGCATACTCGAGGCATACGGCATAAAACACGTCAGGATCGCGCCTAGGACATGGCAGGCAGAAATGCTGGGTGTCGTGCCGAAAGGCGAGACAAAAGCGTATGCAAGGGCAAAAGCGGCGCAAATATGGCACGATGAGGACTGGCTGGCAACACCGCGCAGTAAGAAGGCACACGAAGGATTTATCGACGCGGCATTGATCGCGGAATACTACCGCAAAAAATATTCTTTACAAACGACCACGATGCGCTAAATTTGCGCGTCGAGAAATTGACCTCGTTGAACCCGAGAAAAAATGAACTTCAAACAAACAGCCTTTAATTCTGCCAAGTGCCGCAATTGTTCTGCGGGGTTCACGCTTGGTAGAGTTAAGGGCTTTTTTATTTATGCCTAAAAGATTTACAGAAACATTGAAATGGGATGATCCATGGTTTAGAGCTTTGTCACCTGATGCAAAATTGCTTTGGTTTTGGCTCGTCGATAAGTGCGACAATGCGGGGATCATCACACCTGACTTTGCGCTTTGCGAGTTCCAGACTGGAATCAAGCGAGCGTTTGAAAAGATGAACGAGATACAAAGTCGAGTTGCGCAGATTGCCGATGGTAAATTCATCGTTTGCAAGTTCATAGAATTCCAGCATGGCAAACTCTCGCGTGACTGCAAAGCTCACAATCCTGCTTTTCAATCGCTTGAAAAACACGGAATGATCGACGAAAACGGAGAAATGAAAGGGTATCCATACCCTATCGAAAGGGTATCCATAGGGTATCCATACCCTACTGGTATAGGTAATGGTAAAGGTAAAGAGATAGGTAATGGTAAAAGTAGAGAAAAAGAAGAAGTTGAATTGCCTTTTTCATCGCCTGATTTTCTAATGTTCTGGAGCAACTGGGAACAGCATCGCATTGAAATCAAAAAGAAGCTTACACCGACGACGAAAAAGCAACAGCTTGCCAAGCTCGGGGAGATGGGAGAAGCGCGAGCAATTGCAGCGTTGAAACACTCGCTTGCTGGCGGCTGGCAGGGTATTTTTGAGCCTGATAACAAAACATCAAAACAAACACAATCTCGTGATGACCGTCACCCGAACGAGCTAAAAGAAACAATCGACATATCAACCCTTCCCGTATGGGATGTAATGAAAAACAGCTAAAATTATGAAAGAACTAGAAGCAATCGAAAAACTAATCGCAGCAATGCCAGACGATCCGACCGATGAGGAATGGGCGGCTGGACGTAGTCAATACGTTTCAGAATCCAAACCGCGAGAATGCGACAAGCAAACCATTTCGTCTCACATTGACTTCCCAGAGCGTCACAGAGCGCAGGTTGATCTCGTCGGGGGTGAATGGACTAAAACCTACGAAAAAGCCCTAGAAGTGGCTAATGCGTGCGCAATCGTGGCACTCATCGGTGGACGTGGAACTGGCAAGACACAGATGGCATGGGAAATCTCCCGAAACGTCCGTTTGACCGATGTGAACAAGCTCACTTATGAAAACGGATTTTCAAAACGATTTGAGCGACCGGCGATCTACCGCACCGCCATGGACATCTTTCTTGAGCTGCGCAGCACCTACTCGCCGACATCGAAAAAAACCGAATGGGATTTGATGAAGGAATATGAAAATGCGGCATTGCTGGTAATTGACGAGATCAACGTCAGCACCGGCAGCGCGTTCGAGGATCTAAAAATCACTGCGATAATGGACAAACGATACAAGAAGTTGCGACCGACTATCTTGATCGGCAACGTGGACATTCAGCAATTCACCGACCGAATGGGGAAATCGGTTATTAACCGGATCGAGGAGGACGGAATCATTCTCACATGCAACTGGCAATCCTACAGAACCAAAACAAAATGAACACACTACCAAATGACGTTGCCCGATGCGATGGCGTTGGCTACGACGAGGACGGAACATGGGACTGGCGCGAAGGATGCGAGACATGCCTGCGCAGGACAGCACCGAGAAATGGCGTTAATTCCTACATCGAACCGCCGAAAATCATTGCTTTTTGGTGCGAATTTTTGATTGAGCCAGAAAAAAAATCCATTGGTACATAAAAGATTCAGAACTATTTTCATTTTTATTGCAGAAATCGCTTTACAATTTACAAGCAATCAGAGTATATTGAGTGCGCCGCGAGGCACACAAACTACCAACGATATGCAAGACCAAATACAAGACCAAATCCAGAACCTAACCGAGGCGCAGGCAAAGCTCCTGCTCGAATACGCAATGCGTGACCTACGCAATGCGATCTACACGCCATCACCGGCAGTCGATGCAACGACGCTCGGCTGGCTTACGCAGAAGATCGAAACCCTCAGCCAAGAAAACACAGAACAATGACCACCATTGACCAAATTATCGTCACGATTGCGATCATCGCGATCCTCGTCTCGCTATTGCATATCTTTTTCCTCTGGGCTACGCACCAGCCAGAGCATACTGGCTACGACCTACCGCTGACCGACCTAGACGGCAGGGACGCAGCTGGCAGCGCATACGGCACGAAAGGAGGGAACAATGAGTGACACCCCGCGGACAAAAGCAGCAACGCGCATGGCTTTTACGTCCGAACACATGGTTGAGATCGAGGAAGCGCAGAAGCTGGAGCGCGAGCTTGCCGAGGTCAAAAACGATCTTGATTTTCGACGAGTTTTATTTGAATTACAGGAATATCAATTCAATAAAGTAAGAGATGAACTTGCCGAGGCGAGGAAACAGCGCAACACGTTGGCTGAGGCTTTGAAATCGCTTTGCAGAGCAATCATTAGCGAGGAGCCGCAAGACATTACAGATTTGCTTAAACCAGCCATTGCAGCCGTGAAAGGAGGCAGCGATGAGTGAACGCGCACTGGAACTAGCAACCGCGCTGGAGGCTGAGCTGCTGGCGCAGTTCGACAAGCTGGAGGCGACAATGCAGCGACCAGAGTTCGCATCGTTTCCGATCGACGAGCTCATCGAGATCGACCGCAAACACTCGGAAATCATCGGACTGCTAACGCAAGCGGATTTTATGAAGTATCAAATCAGCAGATTGTGAACTCACCAGAAAAAAACTACTAACACAAACACAAAACTAACGTAAATAGAACAATATGAAAGCAAACCTAATGACCATTACGCCCGAGTGGGCGCAAAAAATCCTCAATGAAAAGAATGCCGGCAATCGATCCATGAATCGCATACATGTGGAGGCTCTTGCAAAGGAGATGAAGCGCGGAAAATGGAAAGTCAACGGTGATACAATCTGTATGAATGAAACGCGCTTAATCGACGGGCAACATCGGCTAGCGGCTGTGGCGCTCTCTGGAGTATCCATCCAGACATTCGTGGTCGAGGGACTACCATCTGAGGTTTTCGACACAAAAGACGTCGGAAAGCGCCGCAGTGCTGGCGACACACTTGGAGTTCGCGGCGAGCAAAATGCCTGCCGATTGGCTGCCTGCTTAGTTCTCATCGACAAGTATATGACCGGACGAGCCGATAAAAGCGTCACATACAGCAACACCGAAATGGAAGAATTGCTTGAGAAATATGATGAGGCACGGGAATCACTTCAGACCTCATACAAAGCCAAAGGCTTGATTCTGCCGAGCGTTCTTGATGCATGTCACTATCTATTCAGCCGAAAAGACGCAGCACTTGCTGATGAGTTCGTGGAAAAGGTAATTCGCGGCACTGGACTAGAGGATGGGACGCCTTGGTATGTGCTGCGTGAACGACTGATGGGCAACTCACTCTCGAAGGCTAAACTATCACGCGCCTACATGATGGCGCTTTGCATCAAAGCGTGGAATCACGCTAGGTCTGGAACCTCGGTGCGATTTCTACGTTGGCGTGAAAAGGGAGACGCCGTTGAGCAGTTCCCAGTTATCAAGTAATTAAGCCAACACAAACTGTGAAAATCTCAGACATTATCGAAATCGTCGCAAATGAAATGGACGTGGATAGAACGCTTGTTACTAGCAAGACGCGTGTCCAGCCAGCAGCAGACGCTCGCGCAGTCGTGCAGGCAATCATGCGCGACCGAGGCTGGACATACGCTCGGATCGGCTTAGTGTTCTCCGCCGGTCACGATGCGG